AATTCTTAAAAAAGATCCAGTAGTTGTAACAGCACTTGTACCATTCATAGTTACTGTCTCTGTTAATACATTCCAACTAGAATCTAAACCTTGTAGTTCTACTGTTCTTGCTCCAGTTCCTGCAGATGTATCATTAGCACTAGAACTTAAAACTTCTAATTGATCCGCGGCACTCATCCACGGATAGGCATTACTACCTTCCCAGATACTTTCATAATTAGTAGACCCAACGGTTGGATTATATCCAAATTTAGATACGTTAGAATAACCAGTGAAATCTCCTTTTGCAACTGCAAGATAAAAATCTATTTCAGCAGATGATGGAGTTGTTGATCCTGTTGTGTTTACATTATTACAGGACATTAACAGCTCCTGTATTGTGTATTAAACCATGCAAATCTTTGTTGCTCTTCTCTAAGGTCTTGTTGAAAAGTAGAATTTAATTTTTCAATTAAACTATCTAAATCTCTGATTAATGCATCAGCTGTTCTTTGTTCATATCCTTCACCAGGTCTTGTAAATACTATAGTAATTTTTGCCATTATCTTCTTCCGTCTGGTTGTACATCTAATCTAAAGGTTCCTAATTTCCAGCTTTCTGAAGCACCAGTATTAGCAATCTTTAATGATATTGCTCTTGCTCTTGCACGTGTGTCTACTTTACTAGTAGATGAGTTAATTGTAAAGGGTCCAAGGGAGGAACTACTATAATTATTATTAGGATAATCTCGTAGATTTAATGTAACTTGAGTGTTCCCTGTTTGTGATAAAAAGTCTGGTACAAATCTTCTTATCTTCATAATGTATTCTCCATCTCCTTGAAAACTAGGAATACCTGGTTGCTGTTGTGTAATATCAAAATCTCCAGATTGAATATTAGAAATAATAGTGTTTCTACCAGTAGATAAAATCTCATCAGTTCCTGTCTCATGTTCAAAATAAATACTACTTCCATCCGTGTTTCCTATGACATCAAAGGAAGCATCATCAGCTGCATTATATTTGGTTGCATGAGGTAAACCAAATACAGAAGAATCTACCCATGTAGTTCTTGCTAAGGTTCCCGTAGTCCAAATAGGTCTTTGTGGACTAGATTCAACATAATTATATGTAACACATGCATTTACTACTGTTGAACTTCCTGTACAATAAAACCAAGTTATTTCTCCATATAAATTATTAACACCAGCATTAATTAATCCAGATGCAGTTGTGTTTAAATTATCAAACACATAATCTTGTACTAAACAAACCATAGATTGTAGATTACCTGAATATTTAAAAAATCCATTTTCAGACATCCAATAAGCAGCGCCGTCTACTTCTACGGCTGCACTTTCTCCAATTAAACCACAATTAGTTCCTACTTGAGTAAAACCAAAAGTAAATGGAGCTCCTACATAACGCATAGTAAATAAAGAAGTATCTGTCCAAACATAAATAGCATCTTTTCCTCGAACAGCTCCTACAATTCTAGATCCATCCGATAGTCGTTGTGTGCCTGCTGTGTTGACAGAAGTAGGTGCATACTCATTAATATTTTCTTGATCCGAGAATCGTATAAACATTAAATCTTGTGTAGTGGGATCACCTATTGTTAATTCAGTTCCAAAGAATACTAAGTGCCTGTCTGGAGTAGAAACTAACATATCTCTAGATGCAGTTGGTGCACCAGAAATAATAGTTGCTCTAGTATTAACTGCTTCGGATGCATTAGAATCCCATTCAAAACAAGGACCATCATGAATTAAAGCAATTAATTTTGCTCCATAATTATCAATACTCCATTCACCAGGATCTATTACAAAATCTCCAGAAGCTGCTTCACCCCAACCAATATAATCCGTTGTATTAATAATAGTATCTCCTGTAGTATGAATAGCTGCAGTTGTGTTTCTTACTCCTCTAGTTACTCCTGTTAACACGTCCGCAGTAATTCCTGTATAAGATATTTCTTCACTTCCGATTTGAATATAGTTAGTTCCTGAAGTAGGAAACAAAGCAGAATCCGTTAATTCAATACCTGTGGTTTGTACAGCATTAATAGAACCTACTAATGTAGTAGTTGCCTCTCCTGAAACGGTTCCACCATATTGTCCTAGTCCATAACCATAACCAGGTAATTGTTGTGCTGGACCTACAGGCCAATAATGTTGAACTCTTATACCTCCGGAAGCTGTTGCGCCTGCTCCTGTTTCAGCGCTAGGCATGGTAATAGTAATAGTAGTGTCAGTCGGTCTTGAAGTGACCATAAATCTTTTATCATTAAAATCAGATGCAGTATAATTAGATCCAGTAATGGCTGTGAAGTTATCTAAATAAATAATATCTTTTGCTTCAATATTATGAGGAGCCGCAAAAGTAATTGTAACAGAAGTAGATCCATTGACAGTTGTAAAAGCATTACTTACGGTTGTTGTAGATTTAATAGGGTGAATATCATAAAATACTCCTCCTGTATAAATATATAAAATTCTGTTGGTTCCAATAGCAGCAAATTTAGTACCTCCATTATTGATTAAATGATGCAAACCTCTAGCTGCACCGGTTAATTTATTTTCACCTAATTGTGCCCATCCACCTATTTTCTCTGGTGTATTATAACGAAAACGTACATTATCCCCGCCTACCCATTGTCCTTCTGCGGTGGTTTCTGTAATTTGTTTATTAAAACCAGGCATAAAGCCTATTTTTTGTAGCATAACTCTCCATATAAATAAGGTGCCAGAATAGATTTGAGGTGTGGTGAAAATCTACCCTAGCGTGGGGAAACTATATCACTTTTTAAACCCGGCGGGAAGTCCTAAATGCGGTCTTTTATCAAACTTATTAAACTTATACTACTATTTGAAATCACTAGGTAAACCTAAGTGTGGTCTACCATCATATTTATTAGTTTCACCTTTAGTTGCTATATTATTATAATGTAAAAACACTTGAGCACAATTATCTCCCTCAAATTTTTCTCTCCAATGTTCTAATATACAACCTGAATAAACTAACATATCTCCAGGTTCTAAATCTACTTTTATACCTGGTGTGTTTTCAGAAATATATTTACCCTCTACTTCTTTTCCTTTTGTTTCATCTGGCTCTAAATATATTGGCCAAGGGTCTCCACCTAAATTCATCGTGGTAGATATCTCACAGGACATTCTATCTTTATGTCTTTTTAAAATATCATTTTTTTTATATATTCTTGCATAAGCATATGTTGGTAATAATTTTAAGCCTGTATTTTCTTCCATTATAGGTTTCACTTTTTCTAATAATGTTTCCATTAGTATATCCGCATAATGAGAATAAGTTTCAGGAACTTGTTGATCATTCCAAACGCCAAACATAGTTTCAAAAGGTGGAATCCAATTATTATCAAATAAACTTCTTGCAACTTTTCTTTTTAATAAAAAATATTGATACGCAAAATCAGCTAATTCTTTTGATATAGCTGATTTAATTACTATATATTTTTTCTTTTCAAATGACATTTGTTTTCCTTTCAGTTAAAATTTATATCAAAATTTTTATATTTTTCTATTATATTTTTTGGTAGTATTTCTTCTACTACAGTTTTACTTTTTTCAATTCCATTAGTTTTAATTTTGTGATAATCACTTGGTAACTTAGAATCATCGTATTCTATTCCATTAATGTTAAACTGTTTAATATTATTATAATCAGGTTCTATAAATTCTATATTTAAAAAATCACAAACTTTTTTTAATTGAATATTTGGTTCCTTTATTAAATCTTTATAGTGAACTAAAACATAATTTTCTTTTTCTTTTATTATATTTTCAATAGATATCAAACTATCTAAGATAACAGAAGAATATGATCCTTGAATTATCCTGTTACAATAAGTTTCAAAATCTGTTGGTTTATCTTTTGCAGCAAAAGAAGCTAATACTTCTAAAAAAGGTCTATATAAAATAACATATTTTCTATTTTTAATAACCTGTTTTATTATATTATAATGTTCAGGATAACCCCAAGGTGCTCTATCTAATATATTTTTACAATTATAATGTTCATAATAATTTTTAAAAAAATTATTAATTACATTATCCACTGCTGTATGATCTGGAAAATTTTGATATTGTTGTTCGTTTTTAATAGTTAATATATTTTTCATTAATAAACAACTAATACTATTAGGACTTACTTTAACATTTGGATTTTGATTCATTAATGAACCAAATAAAGTATTTCCTGCTCTAGGCATTCCTGTTAAAAAATAAATATTCATTTCCAAGGTTTTCCGCAATTCCACATTACTAATGAATATCTATTTCCTTCAGTCACTGGTTTTACTCTATGATAAATAAAAGAAGGAAATACAACAATAGATCCTCTAGGAACTATTTCATGACATATTTTATTAACAGTGTTTCCATTTTTTTCGTTTTGAAGTTTAAATTCAAATTCACCGCCTTTATAATCTTTAGGATCAGATAAAGAACAAGTTATAGATAGTTTTCTAATTTTACCTCTTAAAGGTCCATCTTTTTCACCACTATAGGGTTCTTGCCAACTATCACAATGCCAATCATAAAATTGATTTAATTTATATTTAGTAAATTGAGCGTTTTCTGAAAAATCCCATTCAAAATTCCAACCAGAATTTCTATTAGCTACGTGAACATAATAATGAATATATTTAAATAACCATTGTTCATTTAACCAAACAATATTAGAATCACGTTTTTGTTTTAAATCATTTAATTCTTGTTCTTTTAAATTTTCTTTATCTTCTAATTTTATTCCACCCGTAAGTCCAATGTGCTCTTGTTTAGAATTACCGTATTTAATTAGTTTATCACAAAAATGACTAGGTAATGCAGATTTAAAAAACCAATAACTGTATTTAAGATTCATATCTTTATATTATTTTAATATATCTATTATTTTTTTATTTTGTAAAGCCTCTTTTTTCCATAAATCTTTTTTATTTTCTAACATTATAGATACACTTTTCCATTGATTAATCCAGTAATTAATATCTTTAATTTTATTATTTTTTAAAACAGATACAATGTCTGTTGGTCCGTAATGCATTCCTGCTGCAATGCAATGATAACCTCCTTGAACATCATATTGGTACTGTTGATTTCTTCTAATTGCATTAGCTAAAAATCCATCTTGCATTACAGGTTTTAAATTTATTAAATTATTTGACCATGTTTTATTAAAGTTATTTTTCCAATATTTTGTATCTTGTCTATGAGATAAAGCATAATGAAGAGCTACAAACTCTGAAAAACCAGTGAACAAAATTTTACATTGATAAGTGAAGTTATCCTTGTCCCACTGTGATACCTCATCTCTTTGCATATTTCTAACTAGCTTTATTAAAAATTCGTGAACAGTGAATAATCCATTACTTTCTAAAGGTTCTATAAATCCTGCAGCTAGACCTATTGCACATACATTTTTAACCCAAAGTCTTTTATGTATACCTACCCTCATTTTTATATTCTTAAACTCTAAGTCTTCTTTATTTAAGTATTGTTTAAATTCTTTTAATGCTTCTTCATCAGATACAAATTTATCTGAATACACGTAACCTGTGCCTATTCTATTTCTAAGTGGTATATTCCAAATCCAACCGTTGTTATAAGCTGTGCAGTTTGTATACGGCACTAATTCTTTTTCTTTATCTGTGTAATTAATTTTAGTTGCCCACGCTGAATTGTTTGGAAGCATATCTTCAAAAGATTCAAAAGGCTCTTTTAATGTTTCTCCTAACAACATAGATTTAAAGCCCGTGCAATCTACATATAAATCTGCTTTATATTTATTGTTCAAGGATGTTATTCCATCTTCGTTTTGTTCTATGGTTTTAATATCTTCTTGTAGGTGTTTAACTCCTTTAGGTATGCAATAATTATTTTTTAACCACAAACCAAATTTAGTTGCATCAAAATGATAAGCGTATTCGTATTGTTTACTAAATTTATTTGTTTTTATAAGTTGCATTTGAGGATAATAACATTCTGCATAGTCTTCATGAGATAAATCAGGTGATACAAATTTTTTAAACCACCAGTCATTTAAATGTTCTATCTCTGGTTCTCCAAAAGGATAATGAAAGCTTTCACCTTTTTTATAAAAGTCTGTAAACTTAATACTTAATTTATAACTAGCATCTGTTTCTTTCATAAAATCATCTTCATTTATTTCTAATAATTGAATCCAATCTCTTATTCCACCAATTGTACTTTCACCTACACCAACAGTTGGAATATTTGGTGATTCAATTAATGTAATAGTTTTGTTAGGAAAAAATTTTATTAGTGTAGCAGCTGTCATCCAGCCAGCAGAGCCGCCACCGACAATTATTATATCTTTCATTTAAAAATGTCTAACTTGGTACTCCCCAATTATTGTCTTTTATTTCTTGAAAAACTTGTTTTAAACTCCAAATACTACTAGCTGTAAACACAGGATTTAATCTTACAGCAACTAAACCAGATCCACCAGAGCCACCGCTTCCTGGACTAGTATTACCTGATCCAGCACCTCCGCCAGTATTGGTTTCTCCATTTTGTCCATTTGCTCCTGGGCCAGCAGGTCCACCTCCACCGTTTCCTCCTGTACCTTGATTACCTGCTGGAGATTGGTGACCCGATCCACCGCCTCCACCAGCAACATATCCATTACCACCAGGGCCAAAAGTTATACCAGGAAAATAGGGTCCATAATTAGTTCCATCACCACCGTTTCCTCCAACAACACTACCAATACTATCAGTACCACTTGGACCACTTCCAACTACACCATTTTCACCGCCACCGCCACCGCCAGCGTTACCCCACGTTCTTTGGTCAGGTCCACCGTTAGCTCCTTCAGGTGGTGAATATCCACCTTCATTACCAGTAGCTCCACCAGGTCCTCCAGGGTTTCCTCCACCCCCAGCTCCGCCAACTCCACCATCATCACTATATCTACCTCGACCACCTCCTGTAGCAGAGTATCCAAAAGCAGATGAATTAGAGCCTTTTATTCCACTGAAAGTAATTTCATTAGGTGGTCCACCTGCTGTAGGCGCACCAGCTCCACCGCCACCAACAGTGATAGGTGTTGTTCCGTGAAAAGGTGTTACATCAAAATTTTCTATAAGACGAGCACCGCCGCCTCCAGCACCTCCAGCGTGACCCATTCCACCGCCTCCACCTCCAGCTACAACCATTACAGTTGCAGTTAAGTAAGAAGGACTTACTGGGAAAGCTGGATTGGTACTAGTTACTTTTGTAGTAGAACTATTTACTCTAGTTATTGTTGGATTTGCTCCTATTAATCTACCCATAATTTATTATTCCCAAACATTTGTTGCACTATTCCAAGTTAGAATAGTATCATTTAATTTTTTCTTTACACCCTTCCAAGTAGAAGAATTTTCATCCCAATATATCTGTATGGGCATCGTAGTTCCACTAATTTCATAAGTTGTCTCAGTTGGAAAAGTAGATCCTGGTTGCCAATCACCATTAGAATCTAATGTCCAACCTGGCCCATTAGGTTCAGCTCCAACAAACATATCTAAACTAGAATTATATACCATACCTTCACCAGCATATTGTTTTCTAAAACTGTTATTGTAAGAAGTTTGTTTCCAACCAACACCACCTGTTGAATGAGGTGTAGTATCTTGTACCCATTGTTCTGCTTCAGTGGATAAATCTCCACCGTGAGCATCTACGTCTTCATTTGAAAAAACTAAGACATCTAAAACTTTATTATTTTCATCTAATTCTGCAAAATGTGCCATAATTAATTTCCTGTTGCTACCCAACTTGTTATTTCTGGATCCCAAGCAAACTCTTGTTCATCACTTGTATAACCCAACCATCTTAAATTATTTTCATCCCATTGTATATTATATGGAACTCCATCGCCATAAGTTTCTACAGAAGGATAAGTTACAGGTGCTTGCCAATCAGCAATTGATGTATTCAATGTCCAAGAATTAAATGGTTTATCAGGATAAAAAATATCATTCTCTGAATCATAATTATATCCTACACCAGCATAGTTTCCTCTTAAAGGTGTTCCGCCATTTACATGTTGATTTAAATGTGTATTATAAGATGTTTGTTTCCAAATAGTTTCAGGATATGTTCCAAGCTCTTGTTCAATAACAGGATCATTTGCGTGATTATTCTTTACCCATTGTTCTAGTTCAGTGGTGTTCTCTCCACCGTTTTCAGAACACTGAGAATCTGAGATAACAATTATTCTTAAAACTTTATTAGTATCAGTTCTTATTTCTGCAAAATGTGCCATTAGAATGAATTACTCCAATTTCCTGCTTTAACTTCATTGTAAACGTCGTTCATTGTCCACACACCTGAAGCTACAACTCTATTTACTTGAGTTACCATTACTACACCAGATCCACCAGCTGAACCAAATGTTCCATTAACACCAGTATTACTAGCAGGAGGCGAACCCTGTTGTGCTCCGCCGCCACCACCACCGCCAGTGTTCGCACCACCAGCAGTAGATAAAATAGCTGAAACTCCAGGCTGACCACCTGTGTTGTAAGCACCATTTCCTCCACCACCATTTCCGCCAGAAGGTTGTGGTGCAGGAGCAGTGCCAGGTAGGTATCTACCACCGCCACCACCACCGCCTACAAAACCACTATCGCCGAAAGGTGTTCCAGGAAAGAATGGACTTTTATCAACACCGACACCACCATCTCCACCTATACCTGGACTTGAAGCGTCAGTTCCAACGGCACCTGCGCCGCCACCTCCGCCACCACCTCTGCCAATAGGTTCAGCTCCACCATTTCCACCAGCATTTGCTAAAGCAGAACCAGGAAATCCTGATGCATCAGATTGACTACTAGCTCCACCAGCTCCTGCAGTAGGACCACCATTTCCTTGGCCACCGCCGCCATTTCCTCCAGGTCCCCCATTTTGAACAGGTGATGGAGAAGCATCTGGACTTGCACCTCCATATCCACCACCATTAGCTGTGTAACTTCCAAAAACAGAATTACTTCCAGCAGATCCAGGTCCACCACTTGATACGTATGCACTTGTTGGAGTTGGAGATCCGTTTCCTGCTCCACCTGCTCCAATAGTTACACTTTGAGGTGCAGGGTTTATGTTAGGTAAATTTTGTATAAATAAAACGCCACCACCACCTCCTCCTCCAGAAGCATTATTATTAGGCGCACCTTTAGTTGCACCACCTCCGCCGCCTCCAGCAACGATTAAAACGTCTAATAATTTAGTACCAGATCCTCCTGGATTAAAAGTTCCAGGGCTTGTAAATTTGGAAACAGTATTTCCACCTGTTGATTTTACAATTGTTATTGAAGGTCCTATAATTCCGCCATTAGACATAGCTTATAGTCCCCCCTTATGCGTCGTCTATTTCTTCGTAAGAAATGGTAATAGTTAAATCGCCGTTTGCACTTGCGCCAGCTTCGATGTTATCACCTTCTTCTAAATAGAATGATGAATTTTTATCTATAAGAGCAAGAGTAGCATCTGCAGGCACTGAAATAGTGTTTGCAATTGCAATTGGTGATCCACCAGATTTAGTAATGAATGTAGAAACATCTGCAGCGTTCGTGCCGTCAATGTTTGCAATTAATATTGTGTTAATTTTTAATACTTTATCTGAAGGACATAAAAGTATTTCTGTTGTAAGTGTAGTGTCCAAAGCAGCTTGAACCGTTTTACCTAAAATCGATGTGACGTTTACTATATTTGGATTTGCCATATTTTAATCTCCTGTTATATATTATCCGAAAACTATTGCCATTGCAATAGCTTTTCCTGTTGAAATTCCTGCATCGGCAAACGTCAATGTACCCGATCCATTGGTTGTTATAGCTTGTCCGCTTGTACCATCAGCTGTTGGTAAAGTAAAGGTAGTACTTGAAGAAACCGTAGCACCTGCTTTTAAGCCAATATATTGTCCACCTGTAGCGTCTTCAAATCTAAGCTCATTTTGATTAACTAAGTTAATGCCAGAAGAGCTAGCTAGTATATCTTCAATATTAGGATTAGTTGCGTCATCTGCTTTAGCAAATAAAATTTTTGTTCCTTTGTCTGTAGTAGACCAAGTTACTGTGTTTCCAGATCCTGATACATATTTAAATTGAACGGTAAAAGCACCTACAGTAGAATTTTTTATAATATAAAAAGTTTCAACATCTAATGGAATAGTTACAATTTGATTTCCTGTGATTGTACCTGTCAACTCAATCATTCTTTGTTGAGCTGTTCCTGTTGTATTACCATCTACAACCGTTAGTGCTGTTGTTTGTGCACCACCTGCAATAGACACTTGTGCAAATCCACCAAGAATTTGTTCAAGGATATTTAAATTAGTATTTGTTTTTGTTCCCCATGTACCGGCATTTTCGCCAGTTGCCATTAATTCAACACCAAGAGGTGTATATGTTGATGCCATAAATTTTATCTCCTATGCCGCTTCAGTATAACTTGTATTTGATCCAGTTGCAACATTCGAATAAGAAGTATTCGAACCCGTTGAAACCCCACTATAAGC